GACCGTGTCCGGCAGGTGCTGGTCGGCGCGTCGCTGCTGGACAGGGTGCCGCGCGGCCTGCCGCGGGTGACCGCGGCAGGCGGCCGCGAGACCCGCGCCGGGCTCGCGCTGCTGCGCGACCTCGCGGTGAACGGGCAGCTCGTCCACGACGAGACGACGCGCGAGCTCGACGACGCGCTCGGCCTGGCGAAGGTGAAGGAGACGCCGACCGGCCTGCAGATCGTCGCGCGCGGCCCGACGCACCTCGTCCGGGCGCTCGTGTGGGCGGTCGGGGCGGCCCACAAGCCGGGACGGATACCGGCCGTGCATTAGGCGGACGCTCGGGTGGCCCAGCTACAGCTATTCAACCCCTCGCTCACGCCCGAATGGTGCGCTTATCTTGCAGGGATTCTTGATGGCGAGGGCTGGATCGGACTTCACGCGACTCGAGGAGCAATTCGCCCTAGAGCAAAAGTCGAGATGCGAGACGAGTGCATCATCGCCGAACTTCATCGCGTGTATGGCGGTGGCTTCTACTCGTACGATCCACGCCCGAGATGCAGTCGCACATTCACATGGGTCGTGAACGGCTGGAAGGCTTACGCGCCACTGAGCGATGCATTGCCGTACTTACGTGGGAAACGGAAGCAGGCGGAATTGGCCTTGACGCTCATGTGGGATGCTCGACACGGCGGTCTGCTCATCGATGAGAAGCAGCGGCGAATGGATGCCCTCGAAGAAATGCGCGGCTTGAATCGGCGAGGCATCTAGATAAGATCGGCGGTGGCTCGTGGCGCGGTGGCTGACCCGGTCGATTCGCCCGCCCGATGATGTGACGCCGAACCCGAATGATCCGGTGACGGCTGCACCCGGGACGGTCGGGCCGCCGACCGCTCTCCCGGGTGATCCGTCCGGTGTCGTGATCGACACGAGCGGCGATGTGTTCCCGCCGCCGCCGCGGGTGATGGCGTCCGCCTGGTCGGGCTGGCCGGCGGAATGGTGGCCGCCATTATGGGACGCGAGATACTCGCGGCTGACCGACACGGCGTGGTTTTGTGTCGACCTGAACGCGTCGCTGCTGGCGACGATGCCGCCGTATCTCGTGAACGCGGCGCCGACCGTCGACGCCGGCTGGCTGCGGAACCCCGACCCGGACGTGTACACGTCGTGGGAGGAGTTCGCGAAACAGCTGTTCTGGGACTTCCAGGCGGCCGGCGAGGTGTTCGTGCTCGCGACCGCCAGGTACGCGACGGGGTGGCCGGCGCGTTTTCACGTGGTATCGCCGTGGTTCGTCGACGTCGAGCTCGTCGGTGGGGTGCGCCGCTACCGGATCGGGTCGATCGACGTGTCCGCCGACATGCTGCATCTCCGCTACTCGAGCCGTGTCGACGACGCGCACGGGCACGGGCCGCTCGAGGCGGGGGCGGCGAGGCTGGTGGCGGCGGCGGTGCTGGGCCGGTACGCGAGCACCGTCGCCTCCAACGGCGGCATCCCCGCGTCGATCCTGAAGCACCCGGAGGAGCTGAACGCGCAGCAGGCGGCCGACCTGCAGGCGCAGTGGGTCACCGCGCGCATGTCTGCGATCGGCGAGCCGGCGGTGCTCTCCGGTGGGGTGGAGTGGGAAGCGACCCAGATCAGCCCACGCGAGATGGCGCTCGTCGAGCTGGCGCAGTTCAACGAGGCCCGGATCGCGGTGCTGCTCGGGGTGCCGCCGTTCCTTGCCGGGCTCCCGTCGGGCGGCGACAGCATGACCTACAGCAATGTGACGTCGCTGTTCGACTACCACTGGCGGGCCGGTCTGCGCCCGAAAGCGCAGACGGTGATGGCCGGCCTCTCTGACTGGGCGCTCCCGAGGGGCACCCGGGTCGAGGTGAACCGCGACGCCTACGTGCGGCCCGCGCCGCTGGAGCGGGCGCAGACCGAGCAGATCCTGGCCGGGATCGTCGATCCGGCCTCGGGTCAGCAGGCGATGACGGTGCAGGAGATCCGCGACGCCGAACGGCTCGACGACAGCCAGCCAGACCTAGCGAGCGGGGTGCTGAGATGACAGAGATGCCGGCGGGCGAGCTGCGGTTCCGGGCCGCCCAGCAGATCGGCGTGTCGTTCCCGAAACGCACGATCGAGCTGATCGTGATGCCGTACGACGCCGAGGCGCTCGTCCCGTACGACGGCCGCATGGTGACCGAGACGATCGCGCGTGGCGCGTTCGACGGGATCGAACGGCGCGCGAACCGGATCCGGGTCAACCGCGACCACCAGCTCGAGCGCACCGTCGGCCGCGCGACCGCGCTCTACCCGGCCCGCGAAGAGGGGCTCGTCGCGGAGATCAGGATCGCGCGCACACCGCTCGGCGACGAGACGCTCGCCCTCGCGGACGAGGAGATCCTCGACGCGTCGGCGGGGTTCCTGCCGATCATGCCCGGCGGCGAGGTGTGGCAGACCCGCACCCGCGTCCGGGTCGTGAAAGCGTGGCTCGGCCATATCGCCATGACCCCTGATCCCGCGTACGAGACCGCCCGCGTGCTGGCCGTCCGCAACGCCGAGACGGCGCCTGTCGAGCGGCCGCCGACGCCGAACCTCGACGCGATACGTGCATGGCGGCTCGAGCAGGAGTACGATCGGCTGCAGCGCTGAACTACCTGCCGTAGTAGACCACTGGGTGGGCCGGCAGTCGCGGGGGACGCGCCAACGCTAGCTAGCACGACCTGTACCGCTTCGCGTTGGAAGGAGTTTCCCGTGCGTAACACCGATCAGCTCCTCACCCGCCTCGCCGGCGAGATCGAGGAGAAGCAGAGGTTCGTCGACGGGCTCGTCGAGGCCGCCGAGAAGGACGGCCGCGACCTGTCTTCGCAGGAGATGGAGCTCGTGACCCGGTCGCGCGAACGGATGGGCGAGCTCGCGCCGCAGGTCGAGCAGCTGAAGGAGACCCGGCGGATCTCGGACGAGTCGCGCCGGTCGCTCGACGAGGTCGCCCGCATGTTCGGCGACCGCGAGGGCGACAAGCCGCGCGAGGTGCAGTACCGCTCCGCCGGCGCCTACGTGATGGACAGGTGGCGGGCCGGCCTCGGGCAGCGAGAGGCTGTCGAGCGGCTCGACCTCTTCCACCGCGCCGCGGCGCACCAGACGACCACCGACAACCCCGGGCTGCTTCCGGAGCAGATCCTGGGGCCGGTCGTGAACTTCATCGACCAGGCGCGGCCGCTGATCACCGCGCTCGGCCCGCGGCAGCTCCCGTCCGGGTCGTGGTCGCGGCCGCACGTCACCCAGCACACCCAGGTCGGGCCGCAGTCGGGCGAGAAGACCGAGCTCGTGTCCCGGAAGATGATCATCGGGAAGATCCCGGTCGCCGCGACGACGCTCGGCGGCTACGTCAACGTGTCCCGCCAGGACATCGACTGGACACAGCCCGCGGTGATGGACATCGTGATCGCCGACCTCGCCGGCCAGTACGCGATCGAGACCGAGAACAAGGCCGCCGACGACTTCACCACCGCCGCCACCGCCGGGCCGACGCTGCCGACCGGCGCCAACGACGCCGCCACCGTCGCGGCTGCGTTCTGGGCGGCAGCGGCGACGGTGCTCGGGAACATGAAGGGCGCCGGCCGCGTGTTCGCGGTCGCGCCGCCGCAGATGATGGGGCTGATCGGGCCGGTGTTCCCGGGCGTCAACCCGACGAACGCGCAGTCGCTCGGGTTCGACACCTCCGCGCTCGGCTCGGGCGGCCCGGTCGGGTCGGTCGCGGGAATCCCCGTCTACGTGTCCGCCGGCGTCAACAACAACACGATCCTCGTCCTCTCGTCGGCGGCGGTCGAGATCTACGAAGACCGGATCGGGTCGCTGCAGGTCGTCGAGCCGTCCGTGCTCGGCGTCCAGGTCGCCTACGCCGGCTACTTCGCCGACCTCGTGATCGAGCCCGGCGGTGTCGTCAAGATCGTCAAGACCCCCTAGTGCGATGAGCACCTATGACGCACCGAACCAGCAGGTCGTGCGGCCGGACGGGTCGGCCCCGTGGGAAGAGGGCAGCGGCGGCAGCGGCAGCCAGGTGGCCGTCGCGGACGAGCTCGACGGGATGACCAAGGACGAGCTGCTCGAGCGGGCGCAGGAGCTCGGCGTCACCCCGGCGAACGCCGGCATGACCAAGGACGAGCTGCGGGCCGGCATCGACGCCAGGCTCGCCGAGGACGCCTAGCGGTGGCGTACGCGACCGTCGACGAGCTCGCCGACGCGCTGCGGATCCGGCTCACCCCGGAAGTGACGCCGAAGCTGCAGGCGTGCCTGGATGCGGCCGCCATCGAGATCGACGACGCCGTCGACCGTATCGACCCGATCGCGGCCGGCGACGCCCTGGCGAACCGGGTCAACCTGCTCCGTGGCGTCGAGTGGTGGAAGGCCAACGACGCGGCGTTCGGGGTGATCGGGTTCGACGAGATCGGGGCGCTACGCCTGCCGAAGTCGGCGTTCGCGCGGCACGCCGTCACCCTGACGCCGCTCAAGCAGCAGTGGGGCATCGCGTGACCGGGAACGGAGTGCTGCCGCTCGGCGAGGTGCGGGCGCGTGCCGCGGCAG